CTTGTTTTCTTTATGTAGTTTAACTTTTGTGCGTCCAGTTTAAGTTTCTCTTTTAATGGTTTAGAAATAAGTTTGGACACACTTTCCAATTCAATTTCATTCAACTCGCAATAATGTATAATCGCATCAATGTAATTCATATCTTCATTATGAAAGACGAGGTGCTCAACATCCTGCGAAAACTTCGCAGCACTCATAAATTTATCCTCCAGATTTTCTTCTAGCATTTTTGTGGTATTCTGCGATGTATTCCTGTAGTTTTAAATAATATTCTTTGCGAGGAGGATTCACTTTAACTTGTGTTTCTCCATCTTCACAAGCAACGATGGTTACAAGTTTCTTAACAGCAAGACCATACATTTCATAGAACATACATGCGTATGCTTGTTCTTGAACATAATAGTCATAGAGATACGATTCTTTTTTAGGTGAACCAGACGTTTTGAAATCTATGATTGCCAGTTCTCCGTTATATTCAGCAATACAATCAACGCGACCCGCGATTTGAAGGATGTCAGAATAGAGAACTGCCTCTTGTAAGTATATATTATTTATATTGTTTAGAGTTTCCTTCGCAGACTCAAACATCATAGCAGAAAGAGGAGAATGTGTAAAGTCCTCCTCGTTCAGCGTGTTCTTGAGATACAACTCAGACATCAGGTGGAAATCATTTCCTCTGGTGGTTGCTCTCTTGGAGATACGATTAGCTTTCTCTTCCCCAACTCTTTTACGCCAGCGTTGAATGCCAGCAATCTTTTGAGGATTGTTACTAATCACTGTAGTAACTGACGGATAGTTACCTTTGGGACATGGGTAATGTCTAGACCCATCTGCTGTGACAGCTTCAACTTCAAATACATCCGGCAATACTACATGATTAAACATACTAATTACATACCAAGGGAAATTTTACTTAAGAGATAAGACTTGACGAGACCGGAGCGGACAATATCTTCCACACCAAACTCAATCAACGAGAACTCATCCATGTTATCCAGAATGCGCTGGAAGTCTACGATACCAGTTCTCTCATTTGATTTAACAAGATCACTCTGTCTAGCATCACCACAGAAAATAATCTTAGAGTCTTGACCAACACGGGTGATGATTGAATCAAGTTCATGGAAGTTTAAGTTCTGGCATTCATCTACGATAATGATAGCGTTGTCTAGAGTAGTACCGCGAAGGAAGGATGTGCTCCAGAAACTAATTGTCTCTTGTGCTTTTAGATTATCGTAAAGACTATCGTAATCAGCATCTGTAGAGAAATCAAACATGTTCCTTACCATATTCTTGTAAGGAATCTGATAGATGTCTGCCTTATCTTCGTGTGTGCCTGGTAGGAATCCAATCTCTCTGGTAGCAACAAGAGAACGAACGATGTATAGTTTCTCGTAGTTACTATACTCATCCAGAATCTCTCTGAGTGCTAGGTAAAGTGCCAGAAATGTCTTACCTGTTCCGGCACAACCATAGGCATAAATGTTCTGACCTTTGCCATACTCCTCAAAGAATTGTTCCTGTCTTGGAGTCAAAGGTTCAATCGTTTCAATATACTCAGCAGAGATTGGCTTGCGTCTCTTCATCTGCTTACGATTATAACCATTCGCTACTGGTTGTTGTGCGCTGCGTGACTTTCTGGCTCTTGGCATTTAAATTAACTCCATTTATCGGTAATAGTTTTGTTCCTAGGTGCTTTAGGAATGATTTTATTTTTCATAATGTCGGACCATCCTGGATGAGTTTTCTTCATCCTGTCTCTCCAATCACCAACCATTTCGGTTGATCCTGGAACAGTAGATGGATCACTCCAGTCTCTCTGCCACTCAGGATTATCTATCTTCCACTGGTCCCATTCAGTGACACTCATTGTCACTTCCTTTTGTTCGCCAGTCTTATTATTAACTACGGGATACGTTGCCATACTTTGAAAAAATATTAAATGAAACTGTCATTCTATTATTTACACATGGATTTACATAGTGTTCTAGTTCTGATGGAAATATAATTACAGATCCCTCCTCAAAATCATCTGTCTTAAAGTTAACAGCATGTCCATCTGTATTGAATGCAGATACTGGATTATTTTCATAGAAAATTGTGCTGTTTGGTTCATTTAAATCCAACAAATAAATTCCAGAATACTGCTGTGGTTGCGGATCTCCTTGGGGAGGCAAATGATTATGCATCTCTTGCCATTCCCCACCAATATACTTATTGTACCAAAGAGATGTTATTTTAGATGTAGATGGTGTGGGTAAGTTAATCTTTTCTCCCAGCTTCTCTAACATATTATCAAATGGTTTCCACACAACTTCATTATAAAAATTATTGTCTAGAAATTGTGGGACAGAATGCGTCTCATTAAAATAACTACTAGTTACATTACAATTCCAAAGATTCTTTTTTCTATAATAAGTTCCATAGGAATCAGCATCCCATTCAAACTTTGACATATACTTTTCTTTTATTTCTTTGTGATTGGGAATCACTTCCCAATACACAAACTTACAAGGAAAAATGTATAGATCAGACATGAGATCCCCATTCTAATGCTTCAGCAACGTTAGGAAACTGACCAGCGAAAAGACACTGACATTCCCTAGCAATATCCATGTGTTCTTGCTGAGTTCCATGACCAGAACGCAGTTGAATATAGTGAATCCACGAACGACATGATCCTGTCATGTAGATACGAGTTGGTGTAGCAAGAGGAAGAACGAAACGAGCACACTCTTTAGCAACTCCTTTCTCAAGCAGTCTGTTGTAAAGAACCTGACCTTGAGCAAAGTATTCAGAAATCTCTCCCTGTAATCCCAACTTTACATAGTCACCAAAGTCATCAATAGAATTCTGACGATTCTTTGTGTCCTGCCTACGAAGATCAGGAACCTTTGGGGAATCGGCCAGGAGATTAGTGTCAGCATACCGCTGTGAGAACTCCTGGAAGGTGAAGGAACGATGCCTGAGGATCTGAGCAGCAATACCCCTGGTAGTGTTGATCTCAAGGGTCATGAAGGCGTGTTCAAAGATGCTCCAGTGCTCATGCTTGATACAATACCGAAGCAATCCAGCAGCACTTTCAAAGTTCAGTTGATTGTTTGGGTTGCTGACACGGGCAATGAAAGAGATTACCTCTTGAGCATTCTGTTCAATCAGATCACCAGCACCCTGAGTGATAGCAATTAGTTTTGTATTCATTCAGCAGTCTCCCAATTTTCTTTTTCTTTTTTACGAAGTTTCTTTAGTTCCTTCATCATGTCTTTAATCTCCTGATATGCAACTTCAGGTTCCATCTTATTTGATACCTCAAGTCCAACAATATATTGAACCTTGTCACCGAAGCGAGCAAGTGCTCTCTCAAACTCAGTCAAAGTTTCATACATCTGCGCTCTCCATGACTTCAACATCAACAGATTCTACCACCTCCGGTTCCACAACAGGTTCAATGGTGGACTCTACCACAACTGGTTGGCGAATGTACTGACCAAAACCATTGCTCTGGTATTTCCTCACCAGTTCTTGAGTCTTTTCTAGATTGCGAAGGTCCATCTTCAGCTTATGAATCTCTTCACTGCTGTACAGAAAATCAACCTTTAATGCTTTCTTAATCAGTTTAATTTGCTTCTTTACATCAAACGTTTGTAATGCCATTGTGTTTCAAATCAATGTGTTCATATTGTAGCACTATCAGGAGTGCTTGTCAATCTGCATACCCGTCATCGTCATCACAGGATGTGTATCTGGGTCCAGACATATACGATTCAGTATCTGCGTATATTTCTACTTCCAATTCTTCTACTACTTCCTTTAACTTGTGTAGAATATCTTTGAGTTGTCTTCTTTCCACTAGTATCTATCGCAACATTATACTAATATCTATAAAAAAAGGGGGCTCATGCCCCCCGATATTAATTAATTGACGCGAGCTGTGCTTCTTTAAGACGCTGCTCTTTTTCAATTTGTTCTTTAATCATTTGAAGAACGTTTAACTTACGCTCCTCAACGTTATATTTTACACCGCGATATGTTGCTGTTGTCATTAGGTTTGCTCCTTTACTTTGTGGGTTAGGTGGCGTTCCTTCGGTTTCCCTACTTCCGTTCGCTGTTTCCGAATAGCGAATGAACGTATTGTATCTATGAGATTATTTTTGTAACTTTAGATACAGAATTTACCTTTCTACATAATCCAAGTTGAAGTTAGTGGCATAGAGTTGCTCAATGATTATATCACAAGCAATCTTTGGATTAGATTCTCCGCATGTGAAGACATCAACTGCTGCCTCACCTTTCTCTGGCCATGTATGAATGGAGATGTGTGATTCAGATAACAAACAAATCGCAGTGACTCCCTGAGGATCAAACTGATGTGACATTGTTTGTAATACGTGTGCTCCACATGCTTCAGCAGCATTTTCTAATAGATCACACAGAAAAAACTCGTTGTCCAATAAGTCCAACGAGCACCCGTATAGGTTTAATAGATAATGCTTGCCCATCATTTTTTCTTCTTGACTTCTTTAGTTTGATTTTGATTGCCCCATATCTTTGCTGGCACAGTTCCATCAGTCCACTCCATGGATTGAATGACACCACCAAACGTATCGTAATAGGCATCAAAAATATCGCTACGAGTTCCTTTCGCAATATCAAACCAAGAGACTTCTCCATTGTCCAAAGTCATAAGATAACTATCTCTAGGAAGAGTCTTATCTTTTGCTGCCTCAGGAGAACAATTTTGTGAAAGAATTTTTATCGCATAACTTTCTAGGATTCTAATCTGTTCAGCATTATAATTCATCAGCTGCGTCCTCCCCATACAATCTGGGGAAACG